ATGGGTATTTGATTAAGTTTACAAGATATAGACATAATGCTACTGTGTTTTTCTCATATAAGGAAGCATTTGATATAGTTTCCGAATTAGCTACCATACAGGGAATTACAGATATTAGGATTGAGGAGGGGATAAGTAAAGATGATAAGGAGGCAGTTTTAGTATATGGCGATTGATTTAACTCCCAAACAAGTAAAGGGAATGGGTATATTGACTGATCCTGATAAAACTCGTGTACTATTTACTGGTGGTTCAAGGTCAGGTAAGACTTATTTGATTATAGAGTATTTGATTCAGAGGGCTTATCAATTTCCAGGCTCTCGGCAGATCATAGTTAGAAAGCACTTAGTTGATGCTCGTATGTCGATTTGGAATGATACGCTTAAAAAATACCTTGATACATATATACCAGCAGAAGATTACACATTAAGGCAGTCAGAGTTAAGGGTTATTTTTGCTAATGGTTCTGAGATATGGTTAGCTGGGCTTGATGATGGGGAAAGAAGTACAAAAATCTTAGGAAACGAGTATATTACCATTTTCTGTAACGAAGCAGTGCAATTACAATATAGTGTTATTCAAGTTCTTATTACCAGATTAGCTCAGAAGTGTATTGATGCTGATGATAATGTAGCAGTAAATAAAATGATACTTGACTGCAATCCGTCATATCCTCAGCATTGGCTAAAAATATGGGGAGTAGATTATTGTGACCCTGAAGAAACACCCCCTAAACCCCTTAAAAATGCACATAGTCACGCTTCTTTGCACTTTACCCCCTATGATAACGAAAAGCACTTACCAGATGGATATATAGAACAACTCGATGCTTTACCATATGTCCAGAGAGAAAGAATGTTACTAGGTAATTGGTGTGGTGGAGAAGGTGCAATATTTAAGGACTTTAGGGAAGAAACCCATGTGATAGACCCATTTGAGATTCCTGCATACTGGTACAAATATATGGCGATTGACTTTGGATTTGACCACCCTGCTGGAATATTATGGGCTGCCTATGATTTTGCTACTGATACTGTTTATGTTTATGATGAATATAAGGAGAGTGGAAAAACCATTGACGAGTTGGCGGAAATAATTAAAAAGCGAGCAGGAAATGATTTGTACTTATATGATACAATATGGGCAGACCATGCTAAAGCTGACAGGGCATTTTTACATAAGAACGACATACTGACTACTCCAGCTAAAAAGTCCGTATTAGACGGTATAAATGCAGTAAATCAAAGACTAAGGGTATCTAGAACCACAGGGCAACCAAGACTCAAGGTGTTCTCTGATTGCACTAAACTAATTGATGAGTTATATTCTTATGAGTGGCACGAAAGCAAATCATTAGTCTCTGACGCTGAAAGACCTGTTGCATTAAATGATGACTTGGTTGACCCTTTACGTTATATTGTTTATGGTCTTGATAAATCTTTGGGAATAACTGTAATATAGGTAGCATTATGGAATTTAACACATCTAACTATGATATAATTTTTGAAAGAGAGGCGGAATTTTATACAAGCAATATTGAAACCTGGGAAAGGGCGGCATCTGCTTGGAATGGTGGCAGGAGATACATAAAACAAACCCTAAAAAAACATCCGTCTGAGACTAAAGACGAATATGACGCAAGGGTGGATTCTTCGTACAACATCAACTTAATTAAATACTCTACTGAACGATTTGGAGATTATATATTTTCTAAACCTCCGAGAAGAGAAAACGCTAATCTTGCTGCTGTTCTTGATTTTGACAGGAAAAGGGCACATATTGATACAGTTATGCGCAATATATTTGATTACCATACTGTATTCTCGCTTGTATGGGTGTTTGTTGATATGCCTGAATTAAATGGAAATGTTGTTGATTTAAGGACAAAGAGAATAGAAAAAATTAGACCATACGGCAGGGCAGTATCTCCTATGAGTGTTCCTGATTGGTCATTTGATGCTACTGGTGAATTGGAATGGATTATCTTAGAGGAGTTTGTAGTTAATAAATCAGACCCTTTTATAGAGAATGAAGTAATCCAGAGAAGGACACTATATACTAAAACATATTGGCAAAGGTTTGAGAGGAGAATTGAAAGACCATTAACAAGAGACTCAGATTACAGCATTACACCATATCCTCCTGTAATAAACAAATTAGGCAAAGTTCCTGTCATACCATATACTACAATGCTGCCGGAGGGGATTATTACAGTTCCCCCCATTGATGATATTTTAACTATTCATGATGCAGTATTAGCAGGGGAATCTGAGCTTTTAACTAATATACTGAAACAAACTTATGGACAATTAGTTTTACCTGCCTCTGCTCGTGGGATAGTAAGCAGGATTAAAGCTGAACTAGTAAGAGGTGATTCTACTCTTGACCTTAATAGTTTAGATATGGAACAAATTGTAGCAACTGAACTTAATCTTATTCTTTCTCGCTCTAAGGCGATTATAGAAGGAGAAGATGAGAAGGGCATAGCAAGATACATACAGCCTACAGGAGCTACCATAGAAAGCATTATAACACATGATGACAGGCTTATGAGTATTATGATGAGGTTATATGGGTTTCTTGTTGGTGTTCATACTACGCAAAGGGAATCAGCCGAAAGCAAATCAGTAGATAATATTAGTCTGGCATCACAGTTAAGAAGCATAGCGACTAAATTACAGGAACTTGAGATTCGGATGTGGCAAATGATGAATGGTTTTGATAATACATTTACTGTTCCTGAAATAGCCTACAATACTGACTTTGACATACATGAATTGCAAGCTATTATTGCTGCTATGGTAGAATTAGTTAATCTTAATTGCGGTGGTGAGTATAATAAACAACTCAAGCGTACAGCAGTTAAAGTATTAGACTCAATTCACCATATCCAAGATGACGATTTCGAGAAGATACAGAAAGAAATATCCTCAGACAAAAAAGCTGAAGATAGTATTAAGTTTGAGGATAATGCAAAACATGAAACTCAAAAATCAGGCAGTAAGCCAGATTTTATAGACTCAAGGACAGACCATCATAAGTCTAAAAGAGCAGTAGGAAAAACCGTAAATATACAGTGACTTATTTGTAAATTTAGATTATGGTATTATATTTTAGATTAGCAGACTAAACTGCGATAGCAAATGATACTAAAAAGGGGTACAGATTATGACTTATGCTAAATTGATGGCTAAATTAAAAAGAGGTGAAGCACTTACCGCTGAGGAAGTTGCTGCATTAGAAAAAGAAAGCAGACCCGCAGAGAGATTCAATGAGGTATCTGCAAAAGCTCAAAAACTTGAAGCTGATTTGAAAGCCAAGGAGAAAGAGTTTGAAGAGTTGAGTAATAAACAACTTGACGAAGCACAACGACTTCAAGATGAGGTTAATAAACAACTTGCTGAATTAAGTGGTAAAGTTGAAACCTTATCTGCTAACAATCAAGAGCTTCAGAAACAAGCAGAGTCCGCACAAAGAGCAATCAGAGTGAGGGACTTAGCCAACACCAATCCTACTGGCGCTATATTTAATGATCCTAAGTATTTAGGATTTCTTTTAAGTGAGCAGGAAGTAGATTTAGACAACGAAGAGCAAGTCAAATCTGTATTCGAGACTCTTAAAGAAACACATCCTGAACAATTTAAAGTACCAGTTACAGGTGGTTCAGGAGCAGGTCAGGGCAATCAAACCGGAGGTAAACAAGCCCCAAAGAGCATTGCATATGACGACTTTGCTGCACGTAAGAAATTTATTGATGAAGGAGGAAACCCCGAAGATTTTGTGCAGAGGTTTACTCCATTAGATACAAAGGATAACTAGTTATGGCACTTACACTTTTAAATGATCTAATCCCATATGAGAAATATTTTAGACTTGGATACATTGAGGGGATTACTTATAGGCTTGACATCTTGAATTCTCGATCCAACGGCGTAATTCAAGCTGATTCAGAGTTTACATCAGGAACTAAAAAGAATATTGCATTTTGGCAGGACTTTGGGGAAATTACTCGCAGAGATATTACTGTTGATTCTGCACAGGATATGAGCAAAATATCTCGTAATGAAAGAGCAGAGTTCAAAACATTCTGGAAATTTCCCCCTGTCCAGTTCCAATGGTCGGCTTTCAAAACTGCTGATAAGATGACTCCTGAAGAGGTTTATATCATGATTGGTAGAAAACTTGCTGAAAAGAAACTCGACTATATCGTAAAACAGGCGCTTATGCTCGCTGTTGCCGCCATTAGCTCAGGAACCACCAATACTGTTAAAGACTATACCGACCCTGCTGCTAACTTTACCGTAGAGAAGATTCCAGAAGCGCAAGCACTGTTTGGCGATGCTGCAAGCAAACTCAAAGCACTTGTTATGCACTCTGCTGTTTTCTTCCCGCTGGTTAAAGACCAGTTACTTAATTACCAGTTCGACACAGGTAGTGGATTGATGCTTTATGGTGGAACACCTGCTACTATGGGGTACCCCGTAATTGTGACTGATAATCCTGAACTTGTATATAAAGACGCCTCACAGAACTTGAGATACAAAACCCTGCTGCTTGCTGATGGTGCTGTTAGAATTAATGATAATGGCAAAACTGAAGCACTTGCACAAACCATTGGTGGACATGAGAATATTAAATCATTCTTCCAAGCTGAAGGTGACGTGTGGAATGAAGTAAAAGGGTATGAATACAAAGGCGCTGATATTGCTGCTAATCCTACTTGGGCTAACCTCACCGACCCAACAAGATGGGCTAAGTGGTGTAATACCTATAAGGATACTGCTGGCGTTCTTATTAAGTCTGCTGGAAGCGTTGCTGACGTTTCTCGTGTACTTGATGTAAGAATTACCTCCTAACCAGACCACAACAAGCAGGAGTTAGACCAACCTCTTCTCCTGCTCTTTTTTAATTATGGTAGATATTCTTTTTTATGATGAACAACACTTTAAGCCTGAAAGATATGCTCAGGCTTGGGGAATGGTAACCACTAGACTTAATCATTGTCTCTCCAGAGGATTTATAGAACCGGAGAGACATGACTACAGGACCGTTTATTTTTTGATTAAAGATGGTGGAGAAGTGAAGTTTAAACCCATTATCGACTCCCACCGGGCAAGGGGATTTAATGTTGAGATTCACAATAGAGTACTACCATATACTAACAAATCTTCAGATGAAATCAGAGGACAGTTAAGAATAATGAGGGTTTTTAAGCCTTTTGATGATATAAAAGTTGATGAAAATCTCGATAAACTTTTAACTGAAGAAAGAAAGATACAAAAGGAAGAAAAAGAAAAAGGCAACTATGTACCAGACCCATTAGGACTTGATAATAAACTTGATGATATGCTAAAACAAGTGGAGACCAAAAATGCAAAATGCAGTAGAAAACGCAAATAACTACTTTCAAAATCGAGTATGGGATAGTTCTGCTTGGGATGGGTTGTCAAATGAAGATAAAGTTAAAGCACTAAATAGCTCTACAGACGATATAAACGCTATTCTAGGCACACAGAACATAGGAGAGGGTGTTTGTATGGGTAAACCACCTTTTTCGTTTTATGAGAAGGCTATATTCGAATGGGCACTATATCTAATATCTAATCAAGACACGATTTCTAAAATAATGTCAGACGCTTCAAGTGGAATAATCGAAAGAAGTGTAGAGGGATTTGGAAAAGAGAGGTATTTTAAGGGAGGTGCTAAATCTGAGCTTGATGGGTACTCACAGGCAATTATGGATTCACCAGCAGGCAGGATGTTAAGAGCTATTTCCCCAGACTTAAGGATAATTAGATAGTGTTGAAACATCTTAAACAATCTAATAATAAAATTACCATAGAACGGGATATAACTGATAGAGATGGTGACATATCTTCTACTTTTCTAATTGGTAGTGGTTATGGCTTATTTAGAACAAAGACCATAGAAGAACTATCAATACAAAGCTCAGAAGGATACACTTGGGTTGGTATATTAGGATTTTTTGAACCAGATACAAGTAAAATTGAACCTGAAAATAACACAGAAAATGGGGATGATGCAAATGGGGAAAGCGTCATAATAGAAATTCCCGATGCTGATAAAGTAATTAAAAGTGGTGATATTGCTACTTGGAGGAATAAAGAGTACTATATAGCTTCAGTTGTAGAAAGAGTTGATATACACGGAGAATTTATAGGATACTGGTTAGAGTGCGGTCAAGGCAGAGCAGGGAGAATGTGATGGCAAGACGTGTTTCAAAATCTTCCATAGGCTTTAAATCAAGAACACTATCATCTCAGTTTAGCTATGATACTGGTGGAATAAAAAGAATGACTGCAAGGATTAAAAAGAGAGTCAGAGAACGATTTGCAGAGGCTATGGAGAGGTTTGCTGAGAATACTGTTAATTTAGCTCGTATGATGTGTCCTATATATGAAGGAGCATTAGAGAGGGCGATAGTAATGACAAGTCCATATGCTTTTGGTGGTGCTGGACCTAAAGGTAGGATTGCTATACAAATTGGTGTCTCTGCTGATTGGGAAAGTACATATGATAATTTAAATCCTCCTTGGGGTCACTCATCCAAGGAAATTGTTTATACATTACACGAATACTGGGAATCTGTTGCTGGCGAAAGAGCTAAAAAAAGAGCAGCAGAAAAAGAATCATTAACTGGCGAAAGAGTTGGTAGTAAATTCCTAACAAGACCAGCAGACAGAGTAGCACAGGACTTTAGGAAATATATACATAGTCATAAGATTTTTGAAGGTATTACAGGAGTTAATCCACACTTAGCTGAATCCTCTAAATATCAAGGCAAATGGAAAGGGCGTGATTTAGCAAGAATGTATCCAGATAGGTATAAGGAGGATTAATGAATAAAATCAAAAGAATAGAAGATTTTTTATGCGATTTCCTTGATGAGCTTTTTAATGATAATCTGAAAAGTGTTAAGGAATTTGATATAACCAAGTGCCCTATCCGTGTAGCGTATCTAAGTGAGGGATTAAATCAACTTGACGACCAGAATATAGCAAACACAACCAAAGGTAAATTCGCCATAACTACAAGAAAAAGAAGTGATGCGATTTCAGAATTTAGTAAGATTTCAGAAGCATTACCAGTACATACTAAAATATCAGATGAAAATGAAGATAAATCATTTGTAATTAGTCTGATTAAGGATTATAGTATAGTACCGTATAAGATTTTAGTGGGCACAATGCCCGCCTATACTGCAACAATCAACATAAAGATAATAACTACTACTTAAAGGAGTTCATAATGGCTACTTATTCAGCTTCGCCTCAACCTTTTAAAGGCGACCCAACCAAATTAAGATTAGGCCCAGCGTCTATTACATTTAACGGCGCTAATCTCGGATATACTCTGAATGATTCGGTCTCTATCCAAATTGACCAAGAAAGTACAGAAATTCAACCAGACCAATCAGCACTTCCATTGAAAGATATTATTACTGGAATGGTACTTAATGTTTCAATGACTTTAGGTGAGGTTACCAAAGATAACCTGAAGCTATTGCCAGGATTTGATGAGGATGGTAACTTAGTAAATCCTATGGGAGTGGACTTGCTTGATGGCGCTAAAGAATTGATTGTGTACCCTCTTTCCGACGCAGACACCCTTATGTATGTATTCCCTAAGGCGAGCCCTCTTATGAGCGGACCCATGGTATTTGCCAGAGAAACACCTCAAGGGTTAGAGCTTAACTTCAAGTGCTATTTCGATGATAGTGGGGATGAAGGTTCAGAGGTTGCTATGTATATCTTGAACAAGCCCGATGCATCCGCCAATGGTGGCACATAATCTGTAACGCAAACAAGAAAGGGTTAAGATGTCATCTATAATTTCAGGAATAGATTTAACAAAAGTTGCAGAGTACAGAGAAAAAGTAACTGTAACCTTAAATGAAGAAGGCGATACTCTCACGCTCCCTCTTATTGAGCTTAGAGATGCACAAATAGCTGAGTTGTTTGTTGCACAGTTGGACTCTATTAAATCAGAGTGGGCAGCTATTACAGCACTATATGACGAGAGAGCTTTAGAGGAACAAAGATTAAAGCAGAAAGCAGAAAAATCAACTGACTTAACTAATGAGGAATTTATCAAGGGAATCAAGAATATAGCTGCTAATGCGATGGAAGCTCAGGGAGAACATCAGGAACTATTAAGAAAGATTAGAAAAGTTACTGATAAAATTCACGAGTTCCTTATGCCATATTTAGAAGGTACTAATGTTATTGATATTCTAAGGGAACAAAATGACGCTGTAACCCAGAAAGTCTTATTTGCGATGTTGTACGGTAAAGCAGCATTTGATGAAGATTCTGAGGAAGATATTGAGGAAACTGATGAGGAAAATAAAGACTCAAAAAAAAATCAATAATCACTAAGAAGCTACAATTAGAGTATGTTTTATCTCTGATTATGCTTTACTTTCCAACTTATGATTTACAAAAATTGCTGCATACACCTTATATTAGGGTGTTGCAGCTTTTCTGTTTAGCTGAGAAGGCAAAAGCAATCAAAAAAGCAGAAATATTATCAGGAAGTGCAGGATTACATAGTCGAAAACAAGCACAACAAGTTTTCGAGGTAGAAAATAGTATGCTTGTATCAGATAAGAAAGAATTAGAAGAGATTTTAACAGAAGATAACAAGAGAAAAGCAGCAGAAGGTGTTTTAGCATTTATAAAGGCAAGGGCAAGCAGGAAGCAAGGTAAATGAGGAGCTTATTTAGTTTAGTAGGAATAGTTGGAGCGGATACAAGCGGATTTGAGCAATCATTAGATAAAACCGCAAAATCGTCTGAAGCTGCATTTGCTCGAATAGCTGTAAGTGCCAGAAAATATTTAGGTGCTGGTGGATTGCTTTGGACTATGCGCAGAGTAATGGCAGAGTCTAATCAGTTTAATCAGACTATGGCGGATTTAAGTGCTATTACAGACCGAAACACAAGAGCTATGAGCAAATCTCTTTTAGCCCTTGATGGTGCTTTAGGTAGGCCGATACGCTCAGCATATACACTTTATGAAACAGTATCAGCAGGAATAAGAGGTTCTGAGCAGGAATTAACCAACTTTGTAGAATCAGCAGGAAAAGCAGCAAAAGTAATTAGAGCAGAGATGTATACAACTTCTAATGCTATGACTACACTAATGCACGCTTACCAAATCCCTATAAATGAGTCTAATAAGCTAATTGACTCATTCTATACTATTGTTAAAGAAGGTAAAGCACACGGACACGAATTAGCAAGGACATTAGGACTTGTAGCTAATAGTGCATCTGAAGCTGGATTATCCCTTAATGAGATGTTTGCCGCTGCTGCTTCATTATCTCGTACTATGACTCCCTCTAATGCTATGATCTCACTTAACCAGATGATGAATAGCTTTATGGGACCAACTGAGAAATCAAAAAGAGCAGCTAAAGAGTTTGGGATCGAGATGAGTAGCACAGCACTAAAAACTAAAGGATTTGCTGCTGTATTAAGAGATGTTCACGAAAAGGTTGGTGGAAATGTTGAGGCAATTAAATCTCTCTTTGGTAATATTAGAGCTGCCAGGGGTGCTTTAGCACTAACAGGTAAGCAGTTTCATAATTTTATAGATATCTTAGAAGAATTTGAGTTTGCAGCGGGTAGAGGTGAGGAAGCATTAGCAAAACAATTAGATACTTCTCAAGCTGCTATGGAACGTATGCACGCATCTATTGATAAGTTAAAAATAACCGTAGGAACAGATTTAGATGCATTCGCTAAGGCATTTTATAAGACAGTTGATGGAGTAATATCAGGATTTAATAGGTCAGGAAAAGCTGCTACTGAATTTTTTGAATCAGTAGGAGTAGCAAAAGATAGTCCATTTTTACAGTTCTTTTCTGGAATTGAAGAGCACACTAAGTCATTCTCCAGATTTGTATTTTATGCTTTAGTTGCTGTAAAAACATTCAAAAATCTTAAAATGATACTTACTAAGATTAGCTTTGAGTTAAAAAAAATAAAAGCTGCACAAGCATCAAGAGCTATGCAACAAAAAATGCAAAAACCTGCACCCGCTTTGACTGACGTAGCCCCAGACAAAACAGTATCTAAAACAAAAACAAGAACAGAGACAGTACCTACGGAAGAATTAAAAACAGAACTAAATGCAATAAGAGCATCACTAAGACAAGCTACTCGGGACTTAAAAGAGATTTCTAAAGTTACTGATGGAATTGTAGATATAGTTGATGGTTCAGATGGATTAAAGACTCAAATATTAAATATCAGAGATGCTTTAGTTCAGTTTAATCGAGAAGCAAAAGCATTATATAGAGAAATAGTTAGTGCAGGTGATAATCTTACAGCAACTAAAGAACAAATGGCGTTAGTAAATGCTGAAAAAACTATTGAAGCTGTAAACGGATTATATCTACAATTCAAAGAGTTTATTACAAAGGTAGAAACACTAAGAGCTTCAGCAGCAGAAACAAATCAAGCATTAACGGCATCAAATGCAGAATCAAAAACTGCGTATGCACAGGTTTTACAGGTTATTGATAACTTAGTAACTCAAGCAAGAACAACAGCAGAATCTTTAGCCGCCTTTTCTAATGTTATGACAGAAATCAATAGTACATTTGCGACTGTTATAGCTAATGCAAAGATTGTAGCTGCTGATGTTACAAGATTAACTACTAATTTACACAACACACACTTGGCTATGAGTGCAAGGTATCCGGGCGATGTGGTCTCCTCTTCTAAATCAATAAGAGAGATTCCGTTTACTAAAGAAGGATTATCTTCAGTATTTAATTGGGAATCTGATAAACCTACCCCATCTACTAAAGTAAAAGCCCCTCCTGCAAAATTACCAGTTCCTCCGTCAGTTATGGGCAATCGTCAAATTCAGCAAAGCGACTTAGAGGAGTACATTATAACTGGTTTTCTATCTTCCGGGAAATCTACTAAGCTGGCCGATGATTTCTATTCTGATTTAAAAACTGATTTGCCAGAAGGATATTTCACAAGACCTAAAGGCGAATTTAATGTGTCCAAGTTCAGAGAAGATGTGGCAAGAAGAAGCACATATAGACCAGAGGGAGATGCTTACAGAAGTTATGCGCCATACCAATCTCCCACCGGACTTCCGTGGAAATATAATAGGGCTAATCCAGAGTATCGTAAAGCTCTTTCAGCGGCAAGACGTAAGCATATTGGCGGTGGAGAGATGTCGCCTTTACCATTAAAATTTTCAGATGACCCAGAAATAGCACTACAAGAAGCTCAGGAATATATGAGAAAAGAAGCTGAAAGGTGGGGAGAGTCAGTTGGATTGCAAATTAAAGCTATAGATGGTGCAACAGATAATGTAGAGAAAGCTGGCGAAGCATCAAAGAAAGCTGGCGAAGCAGCAGCAAGGGCAGGAAAAGAGCTTAAAAAAAACGCCAAAACAGGTTGGGGTATTGGTGATTGGGGAATGGCTATATTTGGAGGCATATCTGCTGCTCAAATGGGCTGGAATATTGGATTAGCTATCGCTGAGAAATTTAAGTTTGATGAATCTAAACTATTTCAAACCATAGCCGATTCGTTTATGAGAACAGAGGGAAGTACTTTTGATAAACTAGAACAAGTTGATGAACACAATCTAGGAGCAATCAGTAGGGGTGTGTTAGAAAAGCTCAAACAATTAGCAGAAGCAGGGGAAATAACAGAACTTGAAAAGCAAAAATACTTTAGGCAAATCAACAAAGCATATAGTTTAGGTTCTACCAAAGAATCTCTAACTCGAATAAAAGCAGTAGAAGAGAAACTACTGGAGGAAACAACAAAAAAAGCAGAGCTGGCTAATGAGCAGAATAAAGTATCAAAAGCACTAAACGACGAGATGCTGGAACTTAAATCCGAAATTACAAGACTAAGAAATAGACTCAAGGGAGAGGAAGCAGGATATACACCAGAGGAAAAGGCAGAAATTAAAACAAAGCTTTTACAACTTAAAACATCAAGACCAGCAGAAATACTGACACAGGGAAGAGAAGAAAGTGCTGGTGCTATGGGATTTTTTAAAGCGTTGCGATTAAGCAAAGAATCATTACAAATGGGGAAGTATATTGATGAAATAAATAAAGAAATTATTGAAAATGTAGATGATGATATTAGACTAACAAAAGAACAACTCAAAGAAATGTCCATAAGGGAGGGCGTTCAGGTTTTTACAGATACATATATAGAGCAAATATATGATGCACTTAATCCAAAAATAAATAAAGACCAAGCAAAAAGAGAACTAAAAGAGCTAAAAGCGTCACTAGAGCAGAAACAAGTTATTGAAAAAACCAACGAAGCCCTTTATGCTTTAAAAGAAATGGCGGAAGAAGCCACCAGCGCTGGAATAGAGAATATTATAGAGGAAATTAAAACAGCAGGCAAGTATGGTGCTGGTGGTGCTGCAATAGCTAAGGTTAAAGCTGGAACTAAAGATGCAATTTTGCTAACTGTATCTGAGCATTTCGCGGCAGCTAATTCGTATATAGAGTTATTAGAGAGCGATCCAACATTCAAGGGGATGAGCCCAGAAAACAAAAGAATAGTTTTAGCTAATGCAAAAGAAACCGTCAGCACAATATGGCAAAAGTATATCCAAGCATCAGAGGAAGCGAGGAACTTTGGTATAAAATCCATAGAAGCGTCCATAGATGAAATGAGAAGTGATATGGAGAAATCTTTGGGGAGAGTTGTCGTTATGCCCCACGAAAGCCTAACAGAACGAATGCTACTTGACAAGAGAAAAGCACTTATCGAGATGACCAAGAAGATGGATTCAGAAATATCAGACCAAAAAGATAAAGTTGAAGAAGCTGGTGAGGATATTCCAAAGCTACAAGCTAAACTGCTAGAAGAAGAAGCAAAACTCGACATTGTTAAAAAAAATAAAATGACAGAGCAGATTAAGATAGGAAAAGCCAGGGTTGCTGAGATAAAAAATAAAATAAAAGCACAAACAGAAAAAGTAGAAAACGCACAAGAAAGACTAGATGGGCTAGTGTTAGAAAGATTCCAAGTGATAGAGGAGCGCATCCAAGCTGCGTCTGATATATACGAACACCGCAGGGAAGGGTTTAGATTCGGCAGAGAGAAAGCAGAGCATATGTACGATATAGGTCAAATTGGCATTAGTGAGTTTACGCAAGAATATCTACAAAACACAGACCAACTCATAGCAAGTCTTGAAAAACAAATCTCAGCGATAAAAGAGGATAACAATGCCAAGAGGGAGCTACAAAGAGAGCAGAATAGAGAAATCAAAGGTCGTAGAGATTTTATCAGAGATTTAGAAGATAACTCAAGACAATT